CCAGGTCCAGGCGATTCATCGTTGTAAGGCATCCTAAGGCTAAATTCGCCTGCCATATTTTCATTTGTCGGTCCCACAACCTCCACTCTTACCCAACGCTCATCGTCGTGCGGAGCGTAAGGCTTAGCACCGGGCATAGCATACCGCAAGACCTGAGGGCGGCGATAGTCTATATTGAACTGCTGGTACTCCTTGTTTACCATCTTTATTATACGCGACGACGAGTTTTACGGACCCGACGCTTGTGCTTCCGTGTACGACGACCGCCCGAAGTGTTTGCAGGAGAAACCCATACGTTACTTTCATCCTCCGCAGAAACCTCTGGGCGCATTGACATCAAGATAGGTCCATCGGCTCCTTCACGCTTAAACGCAACAAGAATATTACCGGATTCCGTCCAAAGGGATACATAATGAACCCCATCTGCGCTTGTGTCCGGAATATCAAACTTATAATCGGAGTGTAGGATGTTGCCCGTCTCTTTGAGATCACCATTCATAATGTCGCCTACAATTTTAAGTATAGCATCGTCACTCCTGTTTTTGAATGCTTTCTTGACCGCCTTGTGCATCTTTATTATACGCGACGACGAGTTTTACGGACCCGGAGGGTCCTTGTGACCCGTGCACGACGCTTGTGCTTCCATGTACGACGTCCACCCATTGCGTTCTTAGGAGGTGTGGCTTTCATGAACTTACGGATGATATCGGCAGGTCCGGATCCAGGTGCAGAATCTTGTCCTGTTTTCGTCTCGTAGATATGACGAACCGTTTGATCGACTGCCTTCTTATTGGTTACTCGCATGATGTGGGAAAGGTCGAGAAAAAATCGGGTTTCTTCAGGATCAAACGGTCTTCCGTTCTCGTACCCGAGTTGTTCATTGTCATTAAGTTCCTCGACCCTATCAAAGATCGCCGTCGTCCGCTCACCGTCTTTTTGATACTCTTTGAATATCCCGATGATTGGGTTGTCCCATCCTCCTTCATAAATGATATATGGACTACCGGGTGCGAGTTTTTCAAACTGGACCTCTCTGGACATTTGTTTATACACTCTGAATAAATTCCCAGTTCAGGTAGTCGCATATCTTCTTCCAGATCTGATCGTGAGCGATTAAGCGGTCGCGACTTTTTAACAAAGGAAAGAATACTTTATACTCGTCCAAGTCCAGCAGCTCAAAGAACTTGTACAGGATATACGAGTACGAAAGAAAGTTCGTACGATCGTTAGGACAATACAGCAAAAATGGTGCCTGAATTTCCTGAAACATTGCTCGGACCTTTTCCTCGATCTCCGGGGTGATGGTCGGAGGTGGATTTCCATTCAGACGGCTCAGGATGTGAGCACGGTGCTCGTAGTACTTGGACCGACCAAGCTTCTTCAGGATCTGACGCGTATCTTCCTCAGACAGGTCCGCAATATTGTCGATACGGCGCTTCTTGATCTCCAGCACAACCTCATTCATCACCTCCTCGGGAATAATGGTCGATTCCTTCGCCTGGAATTGATTAAGGATCTCATTAAGATGGTTAATCTTCTTGTATGCGTAGTTGTTCCGCTCTTTTGGCGGGTCACGGAAGCTTGGGAAATCGCTCACCACAAGCGCATACTCTTCAGACCCGCAACTAGGGCACACCAAAATACCTTCCGAACTAATCTCTTCTCGCGCGACGTTACAGGCAGAGCAGTGTTCCGTCAGGAGCTGAGTCGCTTCAGGTCCGTTGGACAGCTTCATCCGCGCAACGTACTCGTCAAAGATCTGCTTCTTTGATAATCCGGCATCCACGGCGGGCGTATTTGCGACAAAGAATTTAAGGAAGGTATTGGTTTCTTTTGGGAGCGGGGCAGACTGGGAAGGACCTGACTCCTTCCCGTAATAATCCATCAGGATGTCCATATTTTTCATATAGTAATCCTCAACGGGGTTTGCCCTAGAAAGTTCCTGTTCTGTCTCGCGAATCTGCGAATCCACCTGGGAGCACTTGACGATCTCCGTCAGTTCAGTTGATGTGCTCAGCTTTTCACGTTGACTTCGAAGTTCAGCCAGTTTTGCTTGCAGTTCAACCTGTTTGGATCCCGAATCACGCAGACCCTGCACTTGTTCCTGATGGACCGAGTCCAGAGTCCCCATCGACGATCCGCTCCCTCCCAGCTCCCTCGTCTTTCGAATTCTGAAGACGTCCATTTACAAACTCTTCCGTTTGCTTCCTGAAGACTGGATTTGTAAACATACAAGGTCGTTGCCGTTTCAACAGTGCAAATGTTTGTTCATAGTTCCAACCATAATGTGTCGTAACGTAGGTCAGAGTCAGGAATGCTGACCGATTAATTCCGCATTGACAATGCACAAACACCGTGCCCAATCCGGGATCACGCAAAAACGCTGTCAAGACTTCTTCAAACTTTGGATACCAGTCCAAAATGTTCACATTCGCTGAGTCAAACGCATTCAACACCAAATAGTTATTTGGATAGGCATTTCGAAACCAAAAAGGCGAGTCATCTGGAAATGCACAGTTGATCACGTGTGTAATTTTGTTTTTGCTCCGAAATGTAGTTGTGAGCATCTCACCTGCACCAACCAAAATTCGTGAAGAAAACCAAGCAGGGGTCTGCTGGAGATACACTGGTCGGAGGAACATACTTCTTTAAGGTACTAATGTTTAACCGAAACGTTCGCGCATCTCTGCATACGTCATCGGTGTGCTCGTGTGCTCATCTACCGCCTTGAGTTGGTCTCCCAGACTCATATCCTTTGGAAGCGCCTGAAGTTTCACTCGAGCCACCTCCTTCTCTAGTTCTTCAACTCGTGTCTTCAGTGCGTCGATCCAAGTCATCAGCCTTCGGATTGCTTGTGCAGTAGTCTTGTCCATCTTGACTATAGATCATTTGTCAGGTCTAAATCTATTTTTACCAACACGTCTCCTTCTCGAGACGACGTGCCTGTAGCTCCTCGTTTGCAGTGGGAATGGTAACATCTTCCGGATTCAAAATGGACTTTGTCGGTGGCACAAACTCAAGGTAGACGTCAATATGGTAACCATCTTTCACCTCGTAGGTGGCTTGTACGTAGTTGCCGCAGCTCTTCTCGAACCGGTCCAGGACCATCTGTTCATTAATAACATCTTCCACCGAGATCGACATCGACTGGTTCAGCCGGCAATGGAGTGGAAGCTGAGTGAGAACGAAACGAGTAGACCGCCCGTGGTAGACAGCTTCCCAAAACCACTTCTTCAGGTTTACAGCCCGAGCGATATCCATCAGCTTAGTGTAGAGAGTATGTGCATAACGCTTCCGATCGGCCTTGGACTCATCGGCCGCCCGGAGAATGCAATCAATATCATTGTCGGAGAGGATTGGAGTCGTCATTCGTGTCTTGCACTAGGCTTTAGTGTCTGGCATCAAATTCATTTTATCCCAGGAAACTCAGCAGAAACACATTCAGGAGATGCGACACAACAACTGCTGCAGCTCCTAGCACTCCAGCGCCCTGCCACGACACTACACCACCCGACGTATATGCATTTGGGATATACCTCAGGAGGAGGTCACGGGGTGCGGACAGCGACAGCAGGACAGTGGCAAGGAAGAATGAGATATACAGCGTCAGGTTCGCCCACATCATTCGCATCATCGGAAGCGACGGCTTAAAAGAGGGCGCCATCTGGGTACGCTGGATGTGATCCGAGCCGGAAACACCAGCCATCGGAGGCATCGACTGAGGGAGTCCAGGCGAGGGGAGGAGGGCGTCAAGCGAGGTCTGGTCGTCCATTGTTTATGAAGGAGACACGATTTCGCACGTTGCATCTTCCACGCGATATTTGTAACATTTTCCATCGACCTTCACCGTTTTTGATTCGACATCCTTCACAGGCACACCAAGGAAGCGCTGTGTTGCATAGTTCCGGTGAAAGAGCAATACAGAGATCCCAAGCCCAATCACAAAAGAGAAGAAAGGACTTGCACGTTCGATTGCTTTTGTGATGTCAAGCATTACTTACTTGCGAGAAGATTGAAGGAGTCGGCTTCAGCACCACACGGTACCTCGATGGCGTTGGTACGAACACATCCCGTATCTGTGTGAAAAATGTCATTGTCATACGGCGTAGGC